ATAAATTTAAATTAAATGAAATGGACATTAGAAAAATATCAATCGGTTCAGACTATAAGTCTGGGGCAATGCACTACATTGTAGGGCAAGACGTACTAGGGGGCTCACATAAGATACACCTCATACAGGCGGCAGATGATTCATACAAGATATGGATACAGAAGGAGGATGTTGTTTACATGTGGAAGGAGTTCCTACGCACCCTACCAATATCTTTAGAATTTAATATAAACTTTTAATGAGGTCACCATACAACTTCATTGTTGAACCCCTTAACGATAGGAGGTACGACAACGTGAAGGATATGGATGGAACTGAGCTTATAACAAGTGTATCTCAGGAGGACCATATATCTTCTAATAGACAAGCAAGGGTAGTAGCACTACCAATATCATACGAAGGGCCTGTAAGGGTTGGCGACACACTGCTAGTGCACCACAACGTGTTTAAGTTTTACTATGACATGAAGGGTGTGCAGAAGAGTGGCAGGAGTTTCCTTAAGGACAACCTATTCCTAGTAGACTACGAGCAGTTTTTTTTGTATAAGCAAGACGGTGATTGGAACGCTCATGGCAAGTACTGCTTTATAAAGCCAGTGGACGCTAAGGAATCTTTTATATCCAAGGTTGGTGACGAGCCATTGATGGGTACCGTAAGATATATAAACCAACAGCTAATAGACCTGGGTGTAAAGGTAGGTGACGAAATATCTTTCACCCCAGACAGTGAGTATGAGTTTACTGTGGATGATGAGAAGCTATACAGGATGTTTACTAATAACATAACAATGGTTGTATAGTATGGATATAAGGGAACTTAAGTTAAGTATAATTGAGGCTGGAGAGAAAGCTGTTAAGCAACTAGTAAAGGTTGCTAAGGAGGATATAATTAAGTTTGACCAGGAGGATGACTTAGCTCCAGATAGATTAAAGAATGCGGCAGCTACTAAGAAGCTTGCTATATTTGATGCGTTTGAGATACTTAAACGTATAGAGGAGGAGAGGGCTATGCTTGATGGTAATGTTGCCGAGAAAAAAACTAACACCCCAAAAGGATTTGCAGAGTCAAAGTCAAAATAGTTTACACAAGGTACTTACTAAGTACATACCTAAACAGGTTCTTACCACAAAGAACAAGGCTAAGACCTGGCAGTATGGATATAACGACAAGTATGATGTGGTTGTGATATCTAAGACAGGACAGATAGGGGATATAATAGAAATTAATGGGCTAAGGATTGCCTTACCTAAGGCACCTAAAGCTGTAGATAAACGTTCTATTAAAAATAATGAACAGTACTGGGAGACATCTCCTCTATCCAAAGAGTTATCTAGGATAAAATCTATATTTCAATGGCACGAAACACCAGATGTATTTAAGGATAGGTGGGTTGATTATATAGAAGAAGAGTTTGACAGGAGGGAGCAGGGCTACTGGTTTATGAATAACGGAGAGTCAACATATATAACAGGCACTCACTATATGTACCTTCAGTGGACTAAGATTGATATAGGTAACCCAGACTTCAGAGAGGCTAATAGAATATTTTATTTATTTTGGGAGGCATGTAAGGCTGACAAAAGAAGCTTTGGTATGTGCTACCTAAAGATAAGACGTTCAGGGTTTTCTTTTATGAGTTCATGCGAGGGTGTGAACCAGGCCACTATAACTAAAGACTCAAGGATAGGGATACTATCCAAGAGTGGTAGTGACGCTAAGAAAATGTTTACAGATAAGGTTGTGCCTATATCAAACAACTACCCGTTCTTCTTTAAACCTATACAGGATGGTATGGACAAGCCGAAGACTGAACTCGCCTATAGGGTTCCTGCGTCTAAGATTACTAAGAAGAATATGTTCCACCTCGCTGACGATGAGTTAGAGGGTCTGGATACTACAATTGACTGGAAGAACACAGGTGATAACAGCTATGACGGAGAAAAGTTACAGTTACTACTACATGACGAGAGTGGTAAGTGGGAAAGACCTGATAATATTTTAAACAACTGGCGTGTAACAAAGACATGTCTAAGGTTGGGTAGTAAAGTTATCGGTAAGTGTATGATGGGCTCTACGTCTAACGCATTAGATAAAGGTGGTAGAAACTTTAAGAGTCTGTATGAGGACTCGTTCCCGTCCAAGCGTAATGCAAACGGGCAGACTAAGAGTGGGCTATACTGTTTGTTTATACCTATGGAATGGAACTTTGAAGGATATATTGATATGCATGGTATGCCTATATTTAAAACACCCACTAAACCTGTTATAGGTATAGATGGGGAGGATATTACTATAGGAGCAATAGACTACTGGAAGAATGAGGTTGACTCATTGTCTCAAGACCCTGATGCGCTTAATGAGTTCTATAGACAGTTTCCCCGAACAGAGTCTCACGCCTTCAGGGATGAAAGTAAGCAGTCTATATTTAACCTAACAAAGATATATCAGCAGGTAGACTACAACGACTCTCTAATAATTGACCACCATATTACTAGGGGTTCGTTTCATTGGAAGGATGGTATAAAGGATACGAAGGTTGTGTGGGCACCCAACAAGGACGGAAGGTTCTTAGTAAGCTGGACCCCCCCTCCTAACCTTCAGAATAGTGTAGTTATCGAGAGGGGCATTAAGAAGCCAGGGAACGAAGATGTTGGCTCGTTTGGCTGTGACTCCTATGACATATCAGGAGTTGTGGTGGGTAAAGGGTCTAACGGTGCGTTGCATGGTTTGACTAAGTTTAATATGAAGGAGGCTCCAAGTAATGAGTTCTTTTTAGAGTACATTGCAAGACCACAGACAGCAGAGATATTTTTTGAAGAGGTTCTTATGGCGTGTATATTTTACGGTATGCCTATCTTATGCGAGAATAATAAACCAAGACTACTATACCACTTTAAGAATAGAGGATACAGGGGATACTCACTAAATAGACCTGACAAGACTTATATAAAGCTGTCTAAGACAGAGAGAGAGTTGGGAGGCATACCTAATACATCTGAGGATGTTAAGCAGTCTCACGCCTCCGCTATTGAATCATATATAGAAAAGTATGTGGGTATTGATTTTAATGGTACGTATAGGGATGAGGGTGATATGGGAACAATGTTTTTTGGTAAGACACTGGAGGACTGGGCTAAGTTTGATATAAGTAATAGAACTAAGTTTGATGCGGCTATAAGTTCTGGATTAGCTATAATGGCTAACCAAAAGCACATGTACACTCCCACTAAAGAAAAATCAAAAATAAGTATTAACTTTGCTACATACAATAACGCAAGCAATAAAAGTCAAATAATTAGATGAAAGACGTAAATATAAATATAAACTCCACTTCCTTTCCTGACCAATTTACTTCTGATAAACAAAAAGCTACAGATGAGTTTGGGTTACAGGTAGGTCAGGCTATACAATACGAGTGGTTTAGAAAAGACGGTAATGGTTGTAGGTTCTATAGCCAGTGGGCAGAGTTTCACAGGTTAAGACTATATTCACGTGGAGAACAATCAGTAGCAAAATATAAAAATGAATTGGCGGTAGACGGAGACTTGTCGTATCTTAACTTAGATTGGACACCTATTCCTATCATACCAAAGTTTGTAGATATTGTTGTTAACGGAATGTCTGACAGATTATTTAAGGTTAACTGTGTTGCGATGGATGCAATGTCTGCAGAAAAACGTAATGAGTACCAAAGAATAGTAGAGAGTAATTTTATTAATCAAGAGTTATATAAACAAGTAGAAGTTGATTTTGGTGTAAAACTATTTGATGTAAACCCTGATACTTTACCCGTAAACAATACAGAATTAGAGTTGTATATGCAGCTTAACTACAAGCCAGGTATTGAAATAGCAAATGAGATTGCTATAAATACTATGCTTGAAGAGAATCATTATACAGATGTAAGAAAAAAAGTAGATTATGATATTACTACTTTAGGTATAGGTATATGTAAGCATGAATTTCAACAAGGTGACGGTATTCGTGTGGAGTATGTTGACCCTGCAAACGTGGTGTATAGCTATACTGAAGACCCATATTTTAAAGACTCATTCTATTGGGGTGAGATTAAAACTGTACCTATTGGTGAGCTTATAAAGATAGACCCAGATATTACATTGGAGCAGATGGAGGAAATATCCAAGTATAGTCAGTCATGGTATGACTACTATAATGTAGCCGCAATGTACAATAACAGTATGTTCTCAAGGGATACATGTACTTTATTATATTTTAATTACAAAACTACAAATAGCTTTGTTTATAAAAAGAAGAAGGTATCCGAGGGTACATACAAGACTGTAGAGAAAGATGACGAGTTCAATCCTCCACAGGAGATGATGGACGAGGGCGAGTTTGAAAGGGTAGAAAAAAGGATAGACGTTTGGTACGAGGGTGTTATGGTTATGGGTACAAACATAATGCTTAAATGGAAAATGATGGAGAACATGGTTCGTCCTAACTCTGCTAATCAATACGCAATGCCTAATTATGTAGCTTGTGCTCCAAGAATGTATAAAGGAACACTTGAATCTTTAGTAAGACGTATGATACCGTTTGCAGACCTTATACAGATTACTCACCTTAAGATACAGCAGGTTATCTCCAAGGTAGTTCCAGACGGTGTCTTTATAGATGCAGATGGACTGAACGAGGTTGACTTAGGTACAGGCGCAGCTTACAACCCTGAAGACGCTTTGAGATTATACTTCCAGACGGGTAGTGTTATCGGTAGAAGCTACACACAGGACGGTGAGTTTAACAACGCTAGGGTTCCAATTCAACAGCTTACATCTAACAGCGGACAGAGTAAGATGCAGATGCTTATAGGAAACTATAACCACTACCTTGGAATGATAAGACAGGTTACAGGATTAAACGAGGCTAGAGATGCCTCCACACCCGATTCTAATGCTTTAGTTGGTGTTCAGAAACTTGCCGCATTAAACTCTAATGTAGCTACAAGTCATATACTAAACGCAAGTTTATATATTACAAGAACTTTAGCTGAGTGCTTATCTATAAGAACGGCAGATGTATTACAGTACGCAGATTTTAGGGATGAGTTTGCTATGCAGATAGGTAAGTATAACCTAGGGATATTAGAAGATATTAAAAATTTATACTTACATGACTTTGGTATATTTGTAGAAATGAGTCCTGATGAGGAAGAGAAGGCACAGCTTGAGCAAAACATTCAGATGTCATTACAGAATGGTGGTATAGACTTAGAGGATGCTATTGATATAAGGACTATCAACAACCTTAAGATGGCTAACCAGCTACTAAAGGTTAAGCGTAAGCAGACTCAGGCAGAACGTCAGCAGCAGGAGCAGCAAAAAGTTTCTATGGAAGGTCAGATGCAAATGAAACTACAGGAACAACTTTCTCAATCTAATATGCAAAAAACTCAAGCTGAGATACAAGCTAAAATACAAGTTAAACAGGCTGAGATTGCATTTGAAATAGAGAAGCAAGCAGCAGAAGCTGAACTTAAGCGTCAGTTAATGGATGTAGAGTTTAACTACGCTATGCAGATGGCAGGCTTACAACAGTCTCAAGTAGACTCAAGAGAAACACAAAAAGAAGATGCTAAGGCAGATAGAATCACAATGGGTAATAGTCAACAATCACAAATGATTGAGCAGCGTAAGCGTAACCTACCCGCAATAAACTTTGAATCAAACGAGGATAGTTTGGACGGGTTTGACCTTGCGGAGTTTAACCCAAGATAGGCTTAAATGAATAAATAAATAAGTATTAACTTTGTAAAAATTAAATCTAATGGAAGAAGAAAACAAATTTACTGTACGTGAAGTTACAGGTACCGAGAAGTCGGCAGTAGAAGTTGAGGAGCAGTTACTAAAGGAGCACGAAGAAAAGTTCGAGGACTCCACTAACACTGAGCCTGAA